AACCATTGAAGAGTTTGTTGAGTCACAAAACTATCTTGGCTTGCCACCACTTTCAGATAACCAATATAAATGTATTCGTGCCATGTCTCAGATCTATAAGCAAGAAACTTTAGAAAGACTTTATGGAAAAGAAAAAGGGTTTGAACGTTGGAAGCAAACATGCAACGAGGTTGTTCTTCAGTTAGGTAAGGGTAGTGGAAAAGATTATATGTCTACCATTGCAGTATCTTATATTGTTTACTTATTGTTATGCTTAAAGGATCCAGCAAAATATTTTGGCAAGCCTCCAGGAGATTCAATAGACCTAATTAATATTGCTATTAACGCTCAACAGGCTAAGAACGTTTTCTTTAAAGGTCTTTGTAATAGAATCGATAAGTCACCTTGGTTTGTTGGAAAGTACAATAAAAAGGCTGACAGCATAGACTTTGATAAGAATATATCTTGCTATTCTGGGCACTCAGAACGTGAGGCTTTTGAGGGTTACAACGTACTCACAGTAATCCTTGACGAGATTTCTGGTTTTGCTATAGACAACACTAGCGGTCATGAGCAGGCTAAAACTGGTTCAGCAATTTATGATATGTACCGTGCATCAGTTGATTCTCGTTTTCCAGATCACGGAAAGGTTATTCTTCTATCATTCCCTAGATATAAAAATGACTACATCCAGCAAAGGTACAATGCTGTTGTTGGAGAAAAAAATATTATCATTAAGCAGCATGAGTTTATTTTAAATGAAGAGTTGGATGAATCAGATCCATCAAACAAGTTTACTGTAGAGTGGGAAGAAGAGGAAATTATATCTTATAAGATACCTAAAGTTTTTGCTTTGAGAAGACCTACTTGGGACGTAAACCCACAAAGATCTATTGAAGATTTTAAGATTGCTTTCTATACAAATCCAAACGATGCATTAGCACGTTTTGCCTGTATGCCTGGAGAAGCAGAAGATGCTTTCTTTAAGTTCAGAGATAAGATTGAAAAGGCTTTTAATGGACCAGATGCTTTTGTAAACAGCCGTGTTGAAGAATGGATGGTTCCAGATCCAACAAAACAATACTATATGCATGTTGACTTAGCACAAAAGCACGACCATTGTGCGGTAGCAATGTCTCATGTCTCAAAGTGGGTTAATGTTTCTATGGGTAGTTACTCAACAGTTCAGCCAATAGTACAAGTTGACTTTGTAAAGTTTTGGACACCAAGACCTGGAGATCCAGTAGAACTAAAAGATGTAAAACAGTTTATCATTGATATGCGTGGCTTAGGATTTGATATAAGATTAGTAACCTTTGACCGTTGGAATTCATTTGAAATAATGAATGAGTTGAAAGGGCTTGGAATGAATAGCGAAACTCTTTCTGTTGCAAAAAAGCACTACGAAGATATGGCTATGATCATTGCAGAAGAAAGATTATCTGGTCCAGCAATACCCCTTTTGATAGATGAATTACTTCAACTAAGAATCGTAAGAGACAAGGTAGACCACCCTAGAAAGGGTTCTAAGGACCTTTCAGACGCTGTTTGTGGTTCAATATACAACGCAATTGCATATAGCCCTAAAAGGGTTGGAGAAGTAGAACTAGATATACACACATATAGAGACAGCAAGGTTGACAAACCACCACTAGGTATGGGAGAATATGACAATGTTATCAGAGCACCAAAGAGTAGATCGGAGATGCCAGCAGAGATATCTGATTATCTTGCTGGATTAAAACTATTATGATGAGTGAAGATTTTGATGAGGGCGATGCTTTTGTTTCATACCTACTACAGAATGGACATATAGAAGTTCACGGTGTTGATAAGCGTGGAGAAATATATTATAAGTTTACAGAAAAAGGAATAAAAGAGCAGGCAGAGTTTGTAAAGGATCACCAGTCTGTAATATCTGAAGTTGTTTTCGCTCTTTGGGAAAAAAATTTAATGGATATGCAGATGAACCCAGAAACAAACGATTGGATGGGCAAGCCTACAGAACTTGCCTTTACAGATCATGGAATAGAGTTAACGGTTGAAGAAGAAGATGTTTTGGACCAGATTAAGTCACACTTTTTAGAAGGAAACTAAATGTTTGCCTTTATAACTCAGTGGATAGAGTCACTGCCTTCTAAGCAGTTGGTCGCAGGTTCGATTCCTGCTAAGGGCGCAATGAAAGGAAATCATTATGGAAGATAAGTTATATCAGATTGCTATGGCACAAATAGACCCAAACGGTCTTTGCAATTCAGGCTGTTGGTTTTGTCCAGTAGCCTATTCACCAAACCCAGAGTTTGCAAAAAAGACAATGAGTCTAGAATTATTGGACAGTATTTGTAAGCAGTTGCACGAAGGAAAAGGAGACTTTGTTACTCCAAACTTTGATTTTATTTATACTGCACATTACAATGAGGTGCTTTTGTATAAGCACTTTGAAGAAATGCTTCAGATATTTAGAAAATATAATTTTAAAACAATGGTTCTTTCAAACGGAATACCTTTAACCAATCAAAAGGTAGATATTATTAAGCAATATCCAGATGTTGTTTATGGCATATGCTTGAATATACCTTCATCTGAGCCAGAACTTTGGGCACAATATACCAAGTTTAATGTAAAGATGTTTGACAGATTAATGGGTCAAATTCAATATGCTATGGATGAATTGCCAGAATATGTTACAAGCAATAGGCTAACTATTCAGGTTAATGGTGTTAACGAAAACTCTTTATTCCACAAAGGTGGATGGTTGATCATGAAAGAAGGAGCACCATCAATTGATATGAACCCATTGAGTGGAACACTAGCAAATCAAGTAAAGGGTTTTCAAGATAGATTCCCAGGACTTCAGGTTTACGATAATCCTTATCTAGTTGATAGAGCAGGTACTCTTGCAGATATGGGGATTATATCTAATGGTCTAGGCATTCAAAGAGATGCTAACGCTCTAGAACTACTTGAGATTCCTTCAACTAAAAAGGTAATTGGTTGCAAAAATGGAAGAGAAGTTGGTGGTAGAGCAAAGGGTTGGATTCATGTCAATGCAAATGGTCATATGTTCATATGTTGCAATGACTATGAAATGCAGACCATTTATGGCAACTTAGAAGAAAAACCATTAAAGGAAATTTGGAATAGCGAAGAGCACTTGAGCATGGTTCAGCAGGCTTATGACACATTATGCAGAACTTGTGGTGCTGCAATCTGGAGCGAATGATATAATTGTATTAAGGTTCTGTGGCTATTATCTTAGGATGATATAGTTACAAATCGGCAAGAGGATATTAGACAGTGTTCTACCTCCCATACGGCAGGTTGACAAGGTTGCCACAGAACCCCCACTTACTTAAACTAGGAGGATGTTATGGATCTTAAAGAAAAGTCTTATGTACTTAATGCAACAGACCGTTGTGATAGATGCTATGCTCAGGCATATGTTTGGGTAAATGGGATTGCTGGAGAACTTTTGTTTTGTGGTCACCACTACAAAGAAAATGAAGAAAGCCTAAAGAGTTATGCTATTGAAATTGTAGATGAGAGGGATAAACTGTGAGAGAAATTTTATACTTTACTGCAAGTTGGTGTAACCCTTGTAAGAAGGTTAAGCCAATTGTAGAGGAGTTAAATAGTGAAATGAAAGATAAGATTAAGATTATAGATGTAGACGATAATTTTAAAAAAGTTCAAGAGTTTGAAATCAAATCGGTTCCAACCTTTGTTGTTTTGGTTGACGGAAAAAGACGAACTAGTGGAATTGTATAGTAGGGTCTGATGCCAAGATACGATTATAAATGCAATAAGTGTGGGATTACCATAGAGTTTGAGAGAGGGTTTGGAGAGGACACAGAGCCTATTTGCTGCAGCGAAGGCATGAGCAGGGTTTGGAGTGCTCCAGCAGCCGTTTTCAAGGGCACTGGCTTTTATTCCACAGATAATGCTAAAAACTAAAAACAATACCGTGATACAATTAGGATCATGGCTGATCTTGGTTTTTCCCCTGGAGAATTAAATTTAAGTTTATATAAAGGTGACACCTTTTCAGCAAAAGTCATTGCAAAAGATGGCACTGGAAACACTCTAGATTTAACTGGATGGGCTATTAAGGCTTTAATTTATGCAGCAGACGGAGTAACACCTCTTAATTTTACAGATGGTGCCACTACAATTCCAGCAGAATTTCAGATTGGATCAAAGAACTTGGGAGCAGGAGAAATCTTCATGTTCCTTCCAGATGGAGCAACAAGACAGATTCCAACAGGTTCAAAGTTTGACGTAGAAATATCAAAGTTTTACTCAATAGATGAACTCAATGTAGACAATAATACTTCTACTTTAGAGCAGGATCAGTGGGTAGTTTTGACAATAATTAAGGGTACAATTACAGTAGTGAATGATATCACATATTCAACTGGTACAATTCCAGTTGGTAGGGGGCAGATAAACTGATGGCAGACGTAAGCGTATTAAGCGATTTAGCATCCATTGAAGTTAGCGTAGGTAATTTTGGTGGTGCTCAGATTTTGTTTGCTTCTGGAGCACCTTCTAGTGCTGTAGGTTCTAATGGCGATGTTTACTTTAATAAAACTAACGGTGATGTTTACAAGAAGGCTGCAGGATCTTGGACTCTAGAAACTAATGTTGGAACTCAAACCGAAATTGATGCTGCTGTTTCAATTATCAATACTGCTCTTGGAGATAAATCAGATAAGGCAACTACAATTACTGCTGGTCTGGGATTATCTGGCGGAGGAAGCCTAGCAGCAAATAGAACAATCGATGTTGACTTTACAACAGTTGGCGGAGACAATGGAACAAATGAAGAGGTTGCAAGAGGCAATCATATTCATGACGGAAGATATTATACTGAAACTGAATCAGATGCAAGATTTATTAATACAAACAAACTTGGTGTTGCAAACGGAGTAGCAACACTTGATCCAGATGGAAAGATTCCAGCCGTACAAATTCCAAGCGTTTCTTTGGTTGATGTTTTTACAGTTTCATCTGTAGCAGGATTGACAGCATTGTCAACCGCAAAGCAGGGTGACATTGGTATTGTTAATTCTTTAGGTCAAGACTATGCATATATTTTATCTACTGCAGATCCAGCAACATTATCTAACTGGATTGCACTTTCTTTCTTGCCAGGAGAATCAGTAAGTTCTGTTGACGGACAAAGAGGCGCAGTTGATTTATCAGCAATCTATCTAAAATTAACTCCAGGTTCTGCTCAAACAGTTAGCGGAGTCCTTAATCTAACAGGCAATGTATCTTTTACTAATGCGCCAACAATTGGAACTGGAGCAAATGGT